TTGACCGCCATCAAATCCTTGTCCCGCTGTACCAGTTCCTATGGCTGCAGAAAAATTAGATCCACCACCACCTGAACCACCACCAAGACCACCGGCCACACCACTATTCCACGAACCGCCACCGCCTCCACCCACAGCAGTAAGAGTACTAATAAGTGTGTTAGTAATTATAGTATTAGTTCCGCTTGCTCCTCTTGTGCTACCAGAAGAAGATCCACCACCACCATCACCAACGGTGATGGTATATGTTCCAGCCGCAAGAGGGTTATTAGTTGAATATATTACTCCGCCTGCTCCACCACCACCACCAACGTCACCTCCGCCACCTCCGCCGCCAGCTACCATCAAAAAATCCACAGAAATTGCTCCTGGCCAGATTCCTGCACCTTTGAGCAATTGCTGGTTAACCATGGTGGCAAAAAACCCAGTTGATGCCAACCCCACGGTCTGCTGACTGCCCAGTACTCCGTAATTGCTTCTGGTTCTCATGTTATCATACCACTAGTTCATAACTGGCCGACATGCTGATTGCGGTATTTGCACTGACATTTGCTTGTAGCACATCACCTTCTTCCAAGTATGTGGTGGTATCTTTGGCCAACAGCACCAAGGTTGAATTAGCCGGCACACTAATGGTTCCGCTGATATAGTACAAGGTACTACTGCGATTTATCATGACATTTGATGTAACTGTGTTAGCTGTGTAATTTGACAGGGTCACGGTGTTTAATTTTACAACTGTGCCACTTGCCGCGGCGTTGGTTATTATGTTTGCTGTGACTGTTGTCAATTGTGACAATGCTGTTTTGCCGGTTATTGTTGTTGCACTGATTAAATTGGGTGCTGCCATATTATCCTCCAAATACTAAATTATATCCCATCACACGGGCATTGCTTGCTCCACCACCACTAAATGCGGTTCCATTGGCGTAGAAGAAACCACCAGCCAAAATATTACCAACAGTAGCATTACCAGTAACGCCCAGTGTTGTACCAACAGTAGCTGAATTGTTAACAGTCAATGCCGATGCTGTGATGTTTCCGCTAGATCCAACACTGGTAAACAATGCTGTATTGGCAGTAACATTACCCACTGTTATAGTCGATGATAGAGCAGGACTGTAATTGGCTGTGTATACTGTGACAGGATATGCCAACGACGAAGGAGTTGGGGTTGTAGAAACTTGGACAAAGTTAGGACTGCCAACAACAACAGATGCCGATGTAACAGTCAGCGTCACTGCGCCACTATTGCCGACTATGGTATATCCGGCTACTACGGCATTTGAATTAGTGTCTGACGGTAAGTACACAAAGTTGGAATCGTAGATAGCACCAAATGCATCTGTAGCATAGGAAAAACTAGATCCTACCTGAGCTCTGGGATTACCAACAAAGTTTATAGCACTGACATTACCAGCTGTGATATTACCTGAATATGTCGGTAAGTAACTGGCTACATTGCTGTTACTGTAATTTGTTGGTGTGTAACCCAGTGCTGTGGTTACATTTGCTGAAGTTAGCCCGGTTACATAAGTTGCTGTAGTTGCCGTAACTGCTGTTCCATTACTGTTAAGTGGTACATAGCCCAATGCTACATTGACATTAGTTCCGGTTAAACCAGTTACATATTGAGCTGTGGTTGCAGTGACAGCGGTACCATTGCTATTAAGTGGAACGTATGATAACGCAGTTGTTACATTTGCTGAAGTCAGCCCAGTTACAAATTGTGCTGTAGTTGCAGTGACAGCAGTACCATTGCTATTAAGTGGTACATAACCCAAAGCAGTAGTTACATTACTATTTGTTAGTCCAGTTACAAATTGTGCTGTTGTTGCTGTTATAGCAGTGCCATTGCTGTTAAGCGGTACATAAGATAAAGCAGTTGTTACATTTGCTGAAGTTAGTCCAGTTACGTACTGTGCTGTTGTTGCTGTGATTGCTGTACCGTTACTATTCAAAGGTACATACGACAAAGCAGTTGTTACATTACCACTTGTTAGGCCAGTTACATAAGTTGCTGTTGTTGCAGTAACCGCTGTACCGTTACTGTTAAGTGGTACATAACCCAGGGCAACATTGACATTAGTACCAGTTAATCCAGTCACGTATTGAGCTGTTGTTGCTGTTACGGCAGTGCCATTGCTGTTAAGCGGTACATAACCTAATGCAGTAGTCACATTACTATTTGTTAGGCTGGTTATATATTGACTGGTTACTGCGTTGTTTACTGTGCCAGACAGATAATAGGCGTTGCCAAAATAATATGCCGCAGATATATTTCCTGAATATATAGGCAAATAACTTGCCACATTTGCATTGCTATAATTACCTCCGCCACTGGACGCAGGGCCATATGTTACTTCTTTTGTTGTAGTATTATAATATAATGCATTGGTAATATTACTTGAGTCATTTCTAATTGGTGCCAAAATGAATGTATTGGCTGTGGTTGCATTTAAGTTAGCGCCTGTGGCATTGATTATAATCGAATTATTTGCTTGATTTGTTAAACCAGCAAGCGCACCAACAGCAACCGCAGCACGACCTTGATTTGTTTGGCCGGCGCTGTAACCAATCGCTACAGCACCTGTCTGTCCAGTTTGTCCAGCTGTTGCACCAATTGCCACAGAATACGGGCTTTGATTTGTTTGGCCGGCGCTGCTTCCAACCGCTACAGCACTTTCACCTTGAAATCCATCGCCGGCTGCACTGCTACCAATAGCCACTGCATCATAACCTTGGCCAGCAGAGCCGGTTAACCAACCTATTGCGACTGCACCATTTTGTTGCGATCCGATATTCCCTGCACCAGAACCGATTGACAATGTCTGAGTGGCTGAATCTTGTATTATAGCACCATATGGTAGTGTTAGTACCCCAGTATTATCAAAGTTCCAAGAGTATCCATTATTAGTAATGTTACCAAGTTGGACATTACCACCATACACAGGCAAATAACTGGCCACATTGGTATTAGAGTAATTACTTGTACCATTTCCACTTGGACCACGAACATAGCCTGCGTCTATTGTGGATAAGTTGCTGTAAGTTAAAATCAAGTTTCCACTGGTAGCGTTGGCATTGATAAATCCTACACCCTGTGGGCCTACTTGTGTATACATTACCTGGGTAGCAGTAAGAATTATCGAAGGCGTTCTCGGGTAATTTCCACTTGCAGCCAATGTCTCTAGAGAAACGCTTGTGCTTCCTGTTTGCCAATAAACTTCAATGTAGTCGGCGGCACTGAGCTGCAAAACAAAATTGACAGTAAGAATTTCTGACGAAAAAGCACTGCCTTGTTTGTCAGGCACATCGTAATGTGAATTTGTATCCGCTAAATTTGTGCCATTCTTTTTCAACCAAATTTGCGTTGAGCCGTTTTGTGTGCTTTTGTTTGTAAATTGAATTGAAAAAGTTAAGCTGTAAACACCAGAATTTGCAAAAGTGACACGGCTATTTGAAACAACTGAAACTCCGCTATTTCCAGCATCTGCACTATTCATTGTGATTGGATATGCAGTATTGATTACAGCCGCTGTTTGTGTTGTTGTGTCCCAAAAAGAACCCCAATATCCTAATGCCCCGCCTGCACCGGTATTACCTGTTGGGCCTTGTGGGCCTGTGTTACCTGTTGGTCCTTGCGGTCCTTGTAGTCCTCTGACGTTACCTGCATTAACTATGGAACTGTTACTATAAACTAATACTAAATTATCAGTGCTAATATATGCATTAACAAAACCAACACCAGTTGCTCCAACATTACCCTGTGGACCTGTGTTACCAGTATTACCTTGTGGTCCAGTATTACCCTGTGGACCAATAGTAGATCCGTATAATATATTAACACCGTTGGCATAGTTAATATTTCCTGGAATAATTAAATTACCTTGAGTATTGAAAGTCCACGCATAGCTATTGTTGGTAATAGAAGTTAATGCAACGTTACCTCCGTATATAGGAAGATAACTGGCAACGTTTGCATTACTGTAATTACCTTGGCCGCCGCCACCTCCTCCGATAAGAATACCGCCAGGGGTTATCCCGTCACCTATGTAAAAAGCATTTCGGCTACTATCGTACCATATTCGATTAAGTTCGCCTATGCGAGTATTGCCGTCGGGATAGTTGCGTCTGCTTGAAAATAGATCTTGTGTAAAATCTGCCACTTAAACCCCCTTAAGAGTCCAGTGGTTCATCATCACCAGCATCAAATATAGAGGCAGCGGGAATGCCTGCTATTTTTTTAATTTTGTCTAACTCATCCATCTCGTCAGGATTGTTTAAAGTTAGTTCGATTTTTGTACTGCTTTGTCCACGGGGAACATTAAGAGTTAAGTTTAAACTTCTAGAACCAGATTTTGTATCTGCGTCATCGTCATCATAATAGTTGTCCACGTCCACCGCTTTTTTCAACAACTCAATTTTTTGTTGTAGTGGAGGAACCATAGTTTCTTGGTCTGTGGTATCTTCTAACTGCGGACTAGCAAGTTGCACGTTGGGCCTATTTGACACTGCCACCACAGCAGGACCATGGGAAGATTTCCCAAATAACTCCTCCATGCTACCTATTAAGTCTGTAATTTTCATTTATATATTAAACGTTGGCTGCTGTAGTATTCAAGAACTGTGTAGAGTTTTGTGCTATTGCTGTTGCATAAACTGTACCAATTTCAGTTGCTGTAATTGTAGTGCTTGCACCGCCCACTGGCAGTACACTGATTGCCTTACCAATATTTCCCATGTTAATGTCCACAGGACGATTTGCGGGGATCATTGGTCCAACGTTTGATGTAAGTGTTGCGGCAGCATTGATAGCAAACACGCAGGCATTGTTTGCTACAATTCTCACCCTAGTAGAATTAAATCCTGTGCCATTTGGTGCTACATTCACTGCTGTAGTTGTTGTTACGGTATATGATGCCATTTTCTTTAAAATCCTGTATATCTATTATTTATGTTGCACTTGGGTTAGTAACCAAATCTAGCTTTTATGTAATTCCAGTACCGTTAATAAACCAAGTGTTTGTGTTCACTTTTACCAATGTAGCCATACCATAGTTACCCACGTTTCTTGACGCAGATGTACTATTTCCAGCCAAATACAATGTTACGCCCGATCCAGGAGTTACAGTTAAGTTTGCTGTGCCTTGTTGAATAACACTGATAGCAGTTCCTATGTTGAAACTTACTGTGGTATTATTTGGAATAGTAATGACGTTGGCACTGTTAGAACTGAAGTAATGTTTACCTGCATCAGTTAAGGCCAGTGTAGCGTTGCTAGTGAATACCACCTGAGGGATATCTCTGTAACCAATAGTAAATCCTGCTGTGTTGCCCGAGATGTTTCCATTGATAGTTAAATTACCAGCCGTTACGTTACCAGTTACACCTAATGTTGTGCCAATGGTAACTGAGTTATTAACAGTTAATCCATTAGTAGTTAAATTGGCAGCAACAACTTCTGTATTGGAAACAATCTCTTGATACAGATATGTAATGTTGGCCACTGTTAAATTACCAGAGATCACTACATTACCATTAACAGCTAATCCAGATGAACTAACTGTGGTAATAACATTGGCGTTTGCCGTGTTACCAATAAATGTTTTTACTAAGCCATTGGTACTACCAATGATTAAATTGCCTATGTTTCCTGTGCTAGGGCCAGTGGCATTATAACCAACTACATAAAGGTAACCGTCATCTTTGGCTGTGGTATCTCCGAAGAACGATGCCACACAAGCATTACTACCTGTAATACCCATGTCAATATAATATGTACTGTCAGTGCCGTTGTCTGCTGTGGCCACAAAGTCTGAACTGGCTACATTTCCTCTATTAATATTTTGTGCGATTATTTGACTATAGTTATTGACATTGGCATAGGTTTGTATAAATGCATTTGAAAATGTGCCAAATATACTACCACTTTGACTGACTACTAGATTACCAGTTAACTGTGTTGTTGCGTTGTCATAAAACTTTGCTACTGATATATTGTCGTGACTGATTTTAACTAAACTGATATTACCTTGAGTGGTATCATACACATGATTCATACCAGTTAAACCTTGCGGTGTATTAAACTGATATCCTGTTGGGAAATTTGCTTCAGCATAAAACTCAGTGCTGTACAAAGACCCATTGAATTTGAATGTGTACCCATCGGGGGATGTGTTAAATCCTATATGACCATTTGTACCTAGAATAATACCGCCAGAGGTTGTATTAGCGGTTAATTGTAAACTTGTATTTGCTTGTACGAAACTACCTTGGGTAAATGGGAATGTTGTAATATAAGCAGTGTTTCCAAATATAGTTGTTGTCAACGCACCACTATTACCAACTATAGACATTACATTAGAAGATACAATCAATGCACCGTTTGCCCCAATTGGATCTATTATAATGTTAGCATTAGAGATTGTGCCTGCTATAGTTTGATTAGTAAATGTTAAATTACCAGCGCCGGCTGCAGAAACAGGGTGGCCGCCTGCGGTGCTACCATCGTGTACACGCATGGCCCATATATCTGTATCCACTGTAATTTCACCAGCAGCACCTGTGTAGGTTGAATTTACACTGGTATTACCACGTTTCCATTGTACTGTTTTACTCATTATATATTCCCAAAATCAAATGTGGCGCTATTAACTCCATCGCCCACTGCACCTAAATCTAATGCTTCGGGCCCGTTGGTGGGGTATGCGGCAGAACTCACCATTATCTGTCCTGCCGCTCCGTAGTTATCGTCTACATAACCTGCTATGTTAGCAGAGCCGTTGTTTATTTTTACATTGTATAGATACTGTTCACGATCCAATTGAACCATGTCCGAACTTCGTATAGTTACTGTGCCCAATCCCAAAGTAGCATTACTAATCGTTACGTTTGATGATAGAACCACATTGGCGTTGGCATAAACATAATCATCCACCATGTTAAAAGTTAGAGTATAACCAGTGACATTAACGGGTTTCTGATCAGCATTCATAACTTTGATTTTTAAAATATTATCAATGCCCTTATAAATCTTTAGGGTATTTGTGTACACTACTCTGTTCCTTTGCTCAATGGTGGGGTCTATGTCGTGTTGAACGTAGACGACATTGTCATAAATATAACTATTGACCTGTTGCATTAGGTATTTAGCCTAAATACCATATTCAAATACTGGAAAATATTTGGTTATAAATACCCATGTGGAAGTAAATTATCAAAAACTATTAGATCAGTATCCGTTTCTCAGTTACCTTACCTACGGTGGCAATGAGTACGTTGGAATTATTCAAAACATCGACGATGTTATCACCAGTATCTATGATTATGCTGTGCTAAAAACAGAAGCTCAAAAATTACTGTATTTGGAATTGGGGGATACGTGGTGGTGGGAAAGTAACAGAATGGTTCCCATTAACATATTTTTAAAGCAGGATTGGCATGAGTTTAGGCCCACCCTGAAGACGTTTAACAGCAAAGACGTAGACTTGAAATACGGCCCAGCATTAAGTCTCAAAGAATCAGCGCAGAAGCGTAGCAAGCGCCGTAGTATAACTCTAGTTCGCAGGGTTATTTAGAAGATTCATATGCACTACCACTAAATGTGCGTAGCTAACCGCGTGGCTTTTCTTAAAATAGTAACTGTCATCTTGGGGCTTTTCCCATACAGTCTTAGCAACATCTGCCCAAGTACTGCCAATCAAATGCCGCTTAGCAGGACGGATTACACTTAAAAACATAGCCATTCTTGGAATAGTGTTTACAGCTTCGGGCATTTTAATCAGTGTGTCATAATGATTGCCAATATGAATTAACTGCCCACAGAACTCTGGCTCGTATAATTTACTCCAGTCTGGTTCTGTGTTCATCAGTGTGAGCAAATGTGCTTCATCTCGGACTTGCTGATACAAGTTAACATTCAAAAAGTCCAATTTTAAATAGCCTAGATCTTCTGCAGATTCATAGCCCACGCTGGCCAGTCCTGTAAAAGGATCTACCGGAATGTCTGTGAAATACACACCTGTGTTGTGCTTGGAGATTTTGCCGTCTCGCATAATACTAGCGGGAGTAGAATTTAGCACTGCTAATATTTGATCCCTGTTAGCAAAGTCTATGTCAATGTCTGACTTAAATTTCATAATTTTAGATGCTCTATTATCTCTGATGTATTTTTAAAATAATGCTCTTGAATAAAGGGCATTTCTATATTGTACTTTTTTTCCAAAATTCCATTGATATAACTTTCCTGAAACAAAGTTAAACTTTCTATTGGTCGATGTTTCTTTTGAGTCACGTCAAAAATTAAATTATCCGCTTGTTTTTTTAATACAAGAAACGGTTGCATTTTTTCTAAAAAAGGACGGTGTAAACTTTCTAAATTAAATTCTACAAATTCTGGTAAATTAAAAAAATCTTTTATTTCACATAGACTCTCTTTTAATTTGTTTATGTCATAAAACGATGTCAACGGAAAATAAAAAACTTTTTTATGTGGTGGGTATGATATATTATTCTGAATCCTCATAAATCCAGAAATACTGGGATCTTTGAATGCAAATTTAAAAAACTCTCTAAGAATGTATCTAGGACAATCTGGATTATTGGCTGACAATTTAACATCGTAACTTTGATTTATTTCTTCTATTAGAAATGTATAATCACCACTGAGTTTGTTATACGTATCTACATGCAAGAAATTATCATTAATTTTAAAATCTCCAGATCTATATAAACTGCATGACATAAGACCTAATAAATCATCTTCATTATATCTAATAGATATAATATTGTCAAGTGTATCTAAATGCCGTACAGTATAGTGGTGTGCTTCCACTATTCTTTTTTGATAATATTCCCAAGTTTTGTTATGGCTAGTTCCCAACTCAGTAAACAAATTATCTAGATGTATTTTGTCACCCAGTACTAGTCTATTCAATATATACTCAAGAAAATTGCCGTGAGTACCACCAACAAAATCTATGCTTATTTTTGCATGATGCATTATAGTCCAGCCTTTGCTAGTATGTCTTTACACCATTCTACATCAGCGGCATAGTCTTTGAATTTTTGATTCCAAACATCGGGATCAATCCAGGGCATTATAATTCCAATTTGTTCTTCATTGAGTTGACTAAGAAAGTCAACACCGCTGTTAGCATTATAAACAATCCAAGGACTAATCCTGCCGTTAGAAATATGATGACAAATACGATTTCCATTACCATGTCTAAAATAGTTACTAAAGTCGTTATTAAGTTCTGAATTAGTCTCAGCATAATCTTGCATTTCCTTTAAGGCCCGTTCTATAGCATCTTGTACGGACTCTTTACGTATGTATGCTTGCAACCATTCTAAATAGAACTCGTCCTTGCACCAGTAGTCCAGTTTTTTATTGTTCTTTAAGAGCCAGTCAGTAAAGCTACCAGTATTAACAGCCCTAATAGCAACAAGGTGTCTTCCAAACTTAACAAAAGCAGAGTAATAAGGACTAACAACAAAGTCATCGTAGGTTTTTAGTTTTGCACTGCCCTGTGTAATTTCATAAAATCTGAGGTAGGCTTTAAATCCCAGTTGAACACCAGTTTCATTTTGTTGCTGATGTCTGCGCTTAGGCTCACAAAGATGTGCAGTTAACGTACTTTCTTTGCTATAAGTTTTGTTACAATATTTGCAAACAAAGCTCAACCCAGTTCCTTTTTAATTTCGTTGTCCGGCATGCCCATGCTTTTGGCCAATGCTTTAAGCTCTTTTACATCATTTAATTCTGCCAACAATTCTATTTCATCCTGCTTCATGTATGGATACAATTTTGTTAAGAATTTGATAGACTTGCTATTACCAGCGCCTTCTTTCTTTTTGCTGGCTTGCCAATAATGGCGTTGGCGTCCCATGTCCGGACTGACTGTGGTACACAGCAACCATTGTAGTTTAGGATGCTTGCCCAAGTCAAAGAAGTTCAAGTTAACACGTTCATTGGTAGCACGTAAATACCATTCCTGTAAGTCTGCGCCGCCTTCCACACTGGCAGCATATCTAAGCATGAGGTATGTGGCAAACTTTTTGCGTTCTTCTTCTGTTAGCTCATCATAGAATCCACGATTCTTTGTGTCTAACTGCGCCATTTCATTGTTTATTGAGAGTTTATCCATAATGCTAGTTCTTGTGCTATAAGTTTGTGTCCGTCAATGTTTGGATGACTACTGTTGGGGTATATGTATTGTTTGTTTCTAAGCATTTGTAATCTAAAATCATATTCCTTGGCAGATTCTGTGGTAACGTTGGTCATTCCTAATATTTCAAACAGAGATTTTTTATAAAATGTATTTGAATCAATTAGTTTATGGTCGGGTACCGTGTTCCAGTTAGTTACACAGTATATAGGAATATTCAATGATTTGCAAACTCCTTGGACTATTAATATATTTTTTAAAAAATTAAACTTACCCAATTCGTCAGAGTAAAATTGAGTATAGTAATTCAATGATGCTAGATCTTTGTTGTTTGGGTGTACTTCAAAATCTTGACTGTTATCAAATCTAATATATCTTGCGTAACTGGTAAAACAAAACAAAACACCGCAATCTACTAGATTGTAATTTAACAATCTCAGCAATGCTTGATCTACGCTAGTACCAGATTGACTTTGATTATCAATTTGAATTTTCAACAGCTCACCAAGTACACTGGGGAAACAATGTTCGCTGGGATTGGTTAATTCTGATCCTGCAGGCCAACTATCTCCAAAAACTACTAATTGTTTCATACGGGATGATGTGATGTATTATTTTCTTCTTTGATTAAATGATACAACATTATAACACGGTCCAGCTCTGATTGCAAGGTGGGATTTGTCCGGGCTAGCCGTCGAATCTCTCCCCAAAGTTTATCTTCCATAATATGATCATGCAAGGGTCTGCCGTCACTGGTTCTTTTATCATAGTCGATGTGATGTCCAGTTATGGGGTCGTAACCATAACCAATTAATCTACGTGTACTAGGATCCGAGCCTGATTCCCTGGCATATACTTCATTGCCCACACGTTCATAGATATAGGTTGTATCAGGTTTAAGACTGCCCATTCAGTAATCCCTCTGCTGATTCAGTGAGCAAATATCTTCTTGTTTTAATGTCACCAAATTCGTTTATAACTTCTTGATGTAATGGCAACTCATTTAAATCTAATTCACTGGTCCGTGTACATTCAAGATTATAAGTTGATTGATTGGCAAAATATACTTTAGGTTTAGTGGATTCATTGACTCGGTCATGTACGAACTTATGATGAATATGGCCGTAGTCGCCGTTGCGGTCATGTGTTAACAATAAGTCATAGTCTTTAACATAGCCTGCAATTTGCCAAGAGGCCGTTAGTACATCAAAACTTAATTCATTGTTTTCCATGTCTTTGTGAGAATCGATGTATCCTAAGAAAATTGTAGGTGTGTTCTTAGTGGCCCAAAACTTTTTAATTTCTTTCGCCCTTGGATCTTTCTCATTATATGTTAAGTACAGTATGGTCCAATCAAACTGATCTGCATATTCAATAAAAGGCCATGCAAATATAACGCAATCATCTGGATGTGCTACCGCACACAATGCTTTTAGTCTTGCCATTCTGTTATTACCTTATAGTAGATGTCTGCCAAATACTTTTGACTTTCAGGACTACCATGATATCCAGGATCTTCTCCAGTAAAAGGATATAAAAATGTTGCGTGAGCAGGCACATGTTCCTGTGTAGTCATTAAATACCGATCAGGTACAATTTTAGGAATAATACCACGTACAGTTTGACATGTCCACAAATTCTCAGGAAGTACAATAAACTTAATACCAGCAAGGTATGCTTGTACAATGCCATCTCGCATGATCCAAGTATCCATCTGTAGTTTCCAATTACTGTCGTAAATATGATTTATATATTGTTTGACTGCTTTCTGTGTATCTTTGTCAATGGGCCTACTACGGTAAGGATGCTGATAATTCTCTGCTAGACTAAAAATAGTCTCGCAAATCATATTATAAGGTTTGTTGTTATAATTTACATTTTTTATACCGTCTTCAGGAACATAGCCATTTTTAAGATCTATATTTTGCAGATGTTTTTGTAAATCATTAGCCCATCCTTTGTTTTCATTCTTAGGGGGTTGGTAAGGCGCAGCACTGGCAGGTATTTCCATGCGGTCGTGGAACGTGGGCGCAATGATAGCAAAGTCAGGTTGTTGACGAATTACTTCGTCTATTTGTAGTCTAACCCCTCCGTTGCTACAACCTTGCCTAGCTAGATGCACAAGGTCCCAGTCTAACTTTGCAGCCAGTAGTTCTCCATAACTTGTGCCAGGTAACGTGGCACTAGGTGCGCTAAAACTACACCCGCATACTATTAGTTTTTTCTTCATTTGTAAAAGGCGACGTATAGCCGTATTGTGAATGTGCCCAATTCAGGAAACGTTCTAGTCCTTGTCTATCATCGGGATAGCTTTCTAGATAAATCCTTGCCAGGCGATTTAAAGTTTCGAATACTTGAGGTTCTGTGTACATACTCTACCAACATTTAGAATAATTTACTACTTCGCTTTGTCGACTGATGTCTTTAACAAAATAAACGCAAAGAGGTTTTTCTGTTCCTGTTTCCAATGGCACCGCTAACATTTGTCCGGGTTTAAGTTTGGGGAAATACCATTTAACATCTTGATAAATGTCAATAACTTCAACTGGAAAAAATTCAGGCCTAAAACTAGCCATTGGGTTGAAGGCAAATACACTAAAGCCCCTGTCATTAATACTGGTTAGAGGCACAACTTCAAGGTCCCCCAAGTCAGGTTCCCCTATCAGCAGTTGCCAGTCAATAGGCATTTTAATTATATTATTACCTATTTTTAATACTAGTGCAGGGCTGTTGAAGCTTTCTAAAAATATTAGCGGTATAAAAAAATAATCAGGATCTTTAGGATCACTGTTGTCCAGTACGCAGAATCTAATATCGTCTACTTCTTCTGGAATCTCGTTTAGTTCGTATGATGTGTTATCTAATGTTAAAAGTCGCATAGGTCCATTTGTTATAATGTTTGTTAGTATACACTAACTATTTCTTTTGTCAACCTGATTATTTTATTGCAATTTCCAAGTCGAGTAATAGGCTGGTTTTTTTAATTCCCCAGGAGTAGACATCAAATACTCATCTGTTGCAACATCAAACTCGTCTATTTTTTCATAGCCCAAATTGCCAAGAGCAAAATCGTAATACGATTGCCCCAAGTTAATTACAAGACCACATGTTTTTCTTTCGCTGTATCTCTTGCCTGGTAAGTTGGGCGTTTCTTCCCATATTGATACATCATCTTTGGCCCTTAAACCTAAGACACTTTCCAATAGAATAAATTTTGGTTTAACAAAATTAGCCACATCTTCTATTATTTTTAGTGGTGCGTGGCTGTGGTAAAGAATCCCATAAATAACCACAGCATCAAATTCTCCCACAGTGGGTAAACATTCATTGAAATCTTTGTGTATTACTTTTACTGTTGGAAAATGACGTTTTAGATAATGAACTGAAAATAAATCAAATTCTATCGCGGTAATATTACTGGTATATCGAAATAAATTTGTAGTAAAATGTGTTCCACCCATTGACCCCAATTCTAAAACATTTAAATCTTTTAAAATTGGAAACATCTTATCGCTAATTTTTGCACAACGCTCGTTGTTTGATTGTTCTATTTCATAATCCATGATAATATTTATAGGTAAAAGTTTACTGCCATTCCAGTTTTTCTACTTCAAATGGGTAGTTAGCATCTTTGTAGAATGCTTTGCGTTTAGTTAGGTGCCGTTTGGCAAATTTACAAGTACTGGTCAAGTCCCAGATTTGGACGTGATCCTTGTCATCCGCCTTTCTAATACCCCGGCCAATGCTTTGGATAACCCTAACAAAGCTCTTGCCAGGTTCAATAAGAACAAGGTTGAATATTCGTGGTATATTGATACCAACCGCCGCCACGCCATACGTGGCCACGATAACTTTGTTTGTACTGGTTGCCACTTCGTCATATTCTTCCTTACGATCATTTGCTTTTGTTGCTCCGCTTACAAATACAGCATCAGGAATCAATTCTGTGATCCGTTTGCCTGGTAAAACTCGATCCACTAACACTAGAGTGTTACCTGTGTCTTTAATTTGATTTATAAAGTTACTTATAAAATTTATACGATCTTCGTTATCTAGTAGATATCTAAGCTCATCTTGGTACGCTTTGTACTCAACATAGTCCACTAGTTGCACAATATTAACGTGACAACTAGCAAGATGGCCCGCTTCCTGTAGCTCGCTGGCGCTTAATCGCCCAAGAACCTCACCTAAACTACACTTTAAACTAACAAATTCGTAGTCTTCCTTAGGCACTGTGCCAGTTAAACCCCAGCGAATAGGTACCTTTGCAAACACTGAGGTCAGTAAAGTTTTTAATGCATCTGCCTTGGCCATGTGTACTTCGTCAACCATAATGCAGACTACGTCTTCGATAAACTCGCCAATGGTAACATCCGCACTTGCAGACTGTGTGTTCTTCAACAATATATTCAGACTCTGCCAAGTACAGATTGTATGTGTACGTCCAAACTCTTTGCGGTCACCAAAGTAAACACCAACGTCTAGTCCCATGGTTTTATAGTCTGCTTCTGTTTGTGTTACAAGACTCTTGTTAGGCACAATTACAATGCTACGACCTAGATGTTGCACACTTGCGGAAAGACTGGCAGTCATAATAGTTTTACCTGCGCCTGTGGCTACTTCCTGAATACATTGTGGATTTTGTAAAAAGCGATTAACAATTTCTACTTGGTAATCGCGCAGTAAAATAGGACTACCGTCGGGCCATGTTCTATGAAAGAAACTAGTTTCTACAACTTGTCCTAGTTCCAGTGTTGTAGAGTAATCTCTTAGGTCTTCTACTTCAACGTCATAGCCCTTGCTGTCAAGATACTCCAATATCTCAGGCAGTAAGTTGATATATGTGCTGCCGCCCAATTGAAAGAATGCCACTTTGCCATCCCAGCGTCCCAATCTCACAGCAGGCTGATAACGTGCTCCGGGAATTTCGTATTTGAACTTATTGACAAGATTTTTCCTATCAACTAGTTCAAGTCCTTCAATTTTTACATTGACTTCGTCTTTGATTATGAGTTTTGCTATCATTCTAATATAATTATTTTTTCAGCATTAGTGACCCATGCTTGTTTTTTACTGCCTATCATTAACCCACTGAGTGTGACCATTAACTTAGGTTTAACATCTATGTCCACACCTCTGTTAAGGTATATAATTTCTTCTGTGTTGGGTTTAGGCATGCCCACGTCATAAACATACACTGGCAATCTATTTACCAGCCTAGCATACTCTAACGTATCATCTAATGTAGTTGCTTCCTTGGAAAACGTATAGGTTCTATTCGTCAACATCATGCTAGTAGATTGGCTGTACACAGGTATCGAATTAAACAACCAAGGATCAACTGTGTATCCTAAAGTAGGAGCCGCATCGATTAACTTTAATAAATTATCGTAGCCCATGCCACCCAAGTTTTCGTTGATGTATTCAATCAAACTATCTGTGGCATTGGTAATTTTTAACTCTGTGCCATCCAATACTAGTTCGATCTTGTGGGGATTTTGTTCGCAGTCCAAGATGCTTTGATACATTTGTTGTAGCTCATCACTGACTGCAAAGTCATTGGTTTGAGCAAAAAACATAACCCAATTGACCATGTACTCAGTTAGTCCCAAACACCATACCTTGCGGTCGGTGTCCCACTGTGCATGTCCTTGACCTTCACGCACTTGTGTTTTCATAATGTCAATCAGTTTTGTGTCAAAAGGAAATCTAACAATGATTTCATTGTTGTCAACTGTGACGCTTTTTGTTCTATCAACTACTCGTACACCCAGTCTAAACTTGAAAGAAGCAGTGTCTTCAGGTAGGAACACAGGCTGCGGCAGTGCAGCCAGTTGTCTACGATATTTGGTAATGATCTTAATGGCCAGCTGGCTTTGTTTGTCAGTATAGGGGTTCTTCATCAAAATAGTTTGCTGACTAAGACTGTCAATGACGTTTACATCATATCTAGCCAAGTTGATGGGATTGGGTTGATAGTTAAACAATGAAAATATATTGCCATTTATATCTTTATGGCCTGCAATAAATTCAATGTAATCTTCGACGTATTGAAATGTAGGTATCATAGAGCTATTATAACATTATTTAAAAACAAAGTCAAAAAAAAGCCCCACCGAAGCAGGGCTTAAAAGAACCACCACAGGAGCTATCTCTGTTTTATTTGGTGGTCCGAACACTGTTACATACGTTGGTTGACCATATAAAGGTTAACGCCAGCCAATGCCAGCATAATCAATCCATGAAACGTATAACCTGCTAACAAGTTATCAATGCCATTTACTGTTAAGATACCAGCAATGAAACCGCTGATTACTTCTTGATTGCGAATATACCACGATCTAAAATTACTCATTTCAATATCCTTTTACTGTTGTTCTACACAAAACAAGTGAGCATTTAACCCACGATCCTTTAATGTTTTGGCAAGGTCCCTACATTCTTGATATGTCTGAACCTGTGCCAGCCGAGTAAACTTTAACTCAGCGGGCGTTGAGTCCATCATTATTGCAATAATCAACGCCCACATATCACTTACCTGTGTTAATCATTAACTTGCTAGGATCACCTAACATAGTATTAGGCAAGTTGCCATCCCACTTTTGAATCCATTGCAGTTGCACATAGTTTGCGCCACCGTTACTTTGAATAGCCTGTGCTTGAATACTAATCGCTTCAGCTTCACCTTTAGCTTGTGCAACACGACTTGCGGCTTCCACTTTGATACGTTCAAGATCCTGTTCAGCTTTGAGCTTGTTCTGTGTGGCAATAACTTTACTTTCAATGGCCTTTTGATAGTCTGCACTAAAGCCAAAGTTAACCAAGCTCACACCACTTACATCAATGTTGAATGGTGCCATTTTACTACGCAAATGGTCTGTGATAGCAGTACTAACTTCATCACGCTTGGTAATCAATTCCTCGCTGGTATAATGTCCGGTGATTGATTTAAACGCTTCGTTAATACCAGGGCCAAGTACTTTATCATCAACGTTAAGACCAAACTCTTTGTAGATGTGTGGTACTTTGCTGGCGTTCAAACGATATTGAACTACAATGTCTGTGTGTACTTGTTGCAGATCTTTTGTACCTGCACTAGCACCTTTTAGTTCTGCTTTCTGTAGACGTACATCAACGTCTTTGATGCCACTCAATGGGTTAACAAAGTGAACACCTTCACTGAGTGGTATCATATTAACTTCACCAAATGTGACTTGCACACCTGTGTGTCCCGCTGAAATGATTGTAAATGACCCCACTACAATGGCCAGCAAGAACGTTGCCGCACCTGCCACCAGTCCCATAAACCATCGTTGAAAAAACCAAATGACACTGACTGCGACTGCTAATGCAATCAACAAACCTGACATAATTGTACCCATGTTATCTCCTAGTTAAAAACAAATTATACACGAAAACTTACGCATCTTCAACCTGAGGATCTTCTTTTTCTTCAAGAATTTTCCACATCTTTTTTTGCTCTTCTTTTAATGCTTGCAGTGCTTGACGAGCACGTTCTTTTTCTTCTGCTCGACTACGCTTTTTGTCATCGCCCAAACGTAGCATCATATCATACTCACGTGCCCAACGAACGCCTTGTAACCACACTCGCAGATCTTCGATACTGCCTTTGAATAGTTGGGCTTCACGTGTGTAAATAGGTAAAGCGGAGTCGTCCTTGGGCACAAGACTAACAGAATTATGTTCTTCTTGCCAATCACCGTGTTTGGGTCCAGCAAACTTGAAACCAAGTTTATCAACTTCTTGTTCAAGATGTCGTATTAGTTTAATTGTGTTCCATCCGCTCATTGTTTACTTTCTTTAGTGCGTCCCACATGTGTTGTTTATCATGATGAATATAAGCACCCGCTACCATCAGCATGTTGTGTGCATGGTCAATGTCATGTGGCACAACCACCCGTCGACCTTGATACAGGTCTAGCAGTGTGTTTTCAAGTTCTTGAATCCGGTCGTTCATTCTTCAACCCCTGTTTGTGCAGTGGCTGTCATCGGACATTCACCTGTCAATACGGCACTGTCACCTTTAGGGCAAACATCCCGAATTCTATCAACTCCACACTTGTAGCAAATCCAACCCGGCTCTTGTTCTGCCAACTGCTGGTCCAGATGTTTGATTTTACGATCAAACATGAAGCCAAAATGTTCTAATATCAGTTCACGACCTTGACCACGGCTGATCATGTCACGCAATGCTGGTTGCAATGCAATACAACATTCACGGATGATGGCTTCGGCCAATGTTTCTGCGTCATCAACACTGATCCATTTACCGCTGACATCTGTGCCCACTTGATCAAGCAGTGCTTGAACACGTTCATTCATTCTTCAACTCCGAAATGTTTTTTAAGAAATACACGGCTTTCCAATGATGCATTATAGTGTCCAGCGGCCCAATCATCAGATACCCCGTGTTGTTCCCAACCATCTTTGTATTTCATGCTTACTTCGGTTTGGATAATAGCAAGACATTCCTGCACAATCAACTCGGCAAACTTTTCAACAAATTCTTCGTGTCGTCGCCATTGTTCCTCATCAACTGTTGTTCCTACTATTGCCTGTCCTCTTGCAATAGCGGCAAGTTCTTTAATTCGTTCATTCATTGTTTATCCCCAAATACTGTGATATATTGCGTAGAAAAATACGAACATACAGTAAAAGAACAGCAGAGGCTGAATGATAAAAAATATCAAAAATGCTTCAAAATCTCTAGATTTCATTCTTCCCACTCCTCAGTTACGATATAAAATTCATTGGTTTCACATTCTGCATTGTACTCCAATGTATCCTGTGCTTCCCCTGTGTTTAGGATGCTGCCGTTATCATAAATCATTACTTCATATTCTGGATCAATCTCAGCCAGTAACTCAATCAAATCTTTAACTTTCATTCTTTAACTCCAAAATGTTGTTTAGATATTTTAGCACACTCTTGCACAACCAGCTGGGTGTATTTTTCTAGCTGGGCGGGAGTCAACAATGCTGATCCATGAGGTGCCCGCTTAACTACATCGAGTGGTTGTTCACGAGCTTCGGCCAGTAGTTCAAACATTCTATCGTTCATTTTTCAACTCCATAACAATCCAAGGTTCAGGTTTAACTTTCCAGTGGTCTTTGTTCCAACGTCGAATCTCTTTTCCAGTTAATTTATCTATAGCAAGGACCGGATTTTCTTCCCATGTCTCTATTAAACTATTCATGTTATCTGCGTGACGTTGCGCTTCTTCTTGGGTATAAAATTTTAACGGTACTGGAGTAGGATCATTGGGACTTATCGCACCCCATTTGTAATCATGTTCTACAAGTTCCACAGTTCACCCCCAAACAATTATTAAAAATGCCAACACAAATGCCAAGAAAGATTCGCCCACGATCAACAACAATATCACAACGATCCAAGGCATCACACTTCTCCTAATTATCGAAACAGGACTTATTGGCATTGCCTGTTACGCACACGGCGGGGGTCTACTATTAAGCGGCTTTCATACAAGTAGTTGCGGCCATTGCTTTCCAACGCAATGGGAAACTCTTACGCAGGTCTGCAATCTTCAATGCCATACGCAATGACATTTCACGCAACTTCATCTTGTTCTCGGACATAAAGTCAATGATCTCGTCTTGTGTAACTTGCTCGAAATCATAGTCTTGGAACAAAGCACCATCATTGGCAATTTGCTTAATACGCAACAATTTGTCACGCATAGTGTCAAGAGTCAAGTCCAAGTAGTGGCAACGTGACTGCAAAGCATCCAAGTGGTCACGCAATTTTTGCGACTTCATTGCATCAAACTTCAAGTTAGTGATAAAGATCACGCTGCCTTTAAAGTCAAATTGATCTGGCACACCTTCGCGACGCAACATGTTGCTGTCTGCTAACCAGCTAATCTTACGCTTCTTGCCTGAGTCCAATGCACCTTTCAACAAGTTCAAAGACACATCGTCAAGCAAAATGCTGTCACAGTCATCAAACACCAACACACAATTAGGGTCACTGTATTTGTACAAAGTGCAATACAAGCCCAGTGCAGTAGCACTACCTTTGACAACTTCTGCGCGAAGTTTTTTGCCTGCAATTTGGTCAAACAAACAAGCCTTTTCAACAACTTGTTCAACACCGTAGCTCTTACCAACACCTGGAGGGCCACTGACAATCATTGCACGAATGTCGCCGTTGGTTGCGGCTTTAGCCATTTCATCAAGAATTTCAAAACGCTCACGAATGCGTTCAATAACTTGCTCGTCAGTTTCAACAACTGCTTGAGCACGGGCTTCAACTTCACTGACCATTTCTGCATCTCCGGAAACGAATTCATAAGCCGAAACACCGTCAACACTTACACGGATAGTATCGGGACAATTAGGAAACTGACCACCATTACGAACAGTAATGTGGCCACCTTTAGCAGTTTTCTTGTACTGCTCAACAAGTTCAAAGCACATATTGGCCACAGACTTGTTACGATAAGACCCGCTACGAACACGAATTGTTGCTGACATATTAGCTCCTGTTTGTTGTTAACCTATGCCATAATTATAGCAAATAACCGAATTATTGTCAATGACCTTTCTCTACGGAAGGTTATTATAGATTGTAATACCTTAGTACTAAAAGTAGTACTCAAGTATTACTCTTCGGATTTTGCATCTGCGTCAATGTATTGCTTAATGACCCGCATTAGTTTACGGCTGGTATCATAGACGTATTCTTTGTCATCATCCTGTGTATGCACTACAAGGATAAAGCCATTTGCGGCTTTGCGGATTTCGATTGATTCAAACATAGTTCACCTTATGGTTAATTGATACGTAATAATAGCATATTACTGCATTTAAGTCAACCGGTGATTAACCAATTTTTACAATCATTTCCTCTGCCAATTCCTCGTCACTGAGAAATGGTGTTAGGTCATGTAAGCCTGCTTGCTTGCCGTTTTTAAGGCCCTGTGCTGGAACAACTTCTTGGTCTTCCAAACAACGGCAGTCGATGATCATTGGGCCTGTAGTAGCAAACAACTCAGGAAAGGTTGCCAGGTCGTTGGCTGTTTTAATTTCTGCATAATCCATATCAAAAGACTTAGCAACGTCACCAAAATTTGGAAACCATAAGCCAGTTTCACTACTGGTGCCAAATACACGCCCGTTATAGTATTTGCTTTGTGTGTTCTTAATACTTAAATATCCGTTGTTGTTTAGGATAATAAATTTGATGTTTAGATTGTGTTGCTTGACCACAGCCAATTCTTGCAGATTACTCATAAAGCTACCATCACCAATAATAGCAATTACTGGTTGATTGCTGGCCATACTTACACCAATTGCACCAGGCAGTGCCCACCCCATATCTGCTTGCGCTGGACTAAAAATCAAACGCTGTCCCTGTTTGGCATTTAGTGCCGTGGGCCCAGCATAACTAATACTGCCTGCGTCGCCCATTAAGATGTCGTTGGTTGTGCTGTATTGATTAACTGCATCTAATACTGCATACAAGTTTAACACGCCGTCTGTGTTATTAGCAGCCATGTAAGGTTGCATCACTGGCCATTTGGCTTTCCAATGGCTGCATTTATCGATCCATTCTTGTCTTGTCATAGCATGGCCTTAAAAAAATCAGGTAAAGACATAGGAACTTTGGTATGTATAGTTACGATATCTTTTTTCAATTCTTCGTTGTCGATGTCAACTAAAATTTTATAACTGTAGGGACTAAATTGAGCAGGATCATAGCCCATTACGCTGGCATTCATACTACTACCCAACACGATCAAACAGTCTGCGTTCTGCATGGCAAAGTTTCCAGCCCTACTGCCTTTGATACCTACTGTACCTAAACTGAGCAGATGGTCGTTGGCTGTATAGTCTCTTGCACCATATGTACTGACATAGGGCAATTGATATTTTTCGATGAACTCAACAAATTCTTTGACTGTGTTGCTTTGTCTAATACCATAGCCAGCCAATACAACAGGACGTTCTGCATTACGAATTTTATTTTTCAAATCTCCCATGTAGGGAAGTTTTAGATCAAAAGGCCTGTGTTGATACAAGTGTATTTCCTCAGGCATTTGTGCTGACTGTACATCGCCGGGAATATCAATCCACACAGGGCCAGGACGTCCTTCTTTGGCTGTGTGAATAGCATAGCTGAGTTGATATGCTACATCTTCAGGTCTAGTAATGAACTTGGCGTATTTGGTCATTGAACGATATGTTCCAACTATGTCATGCTCTTGAACGCCATATTTGCGTAAGTGTGTGCCACGTTGCATGTTGATCCAACTACTACAAGTATTCAATCTGACATTGCCAGACAAGAACAACACAGGTACACTGTCTTGCCAAGCATTTAACACTGACGTTGCACAGTTAGTACCTGCACAACCTGTGGTGGGATTTACTACTGCTAGCTCTCCGGTAAACTTGCTTTCACCAATGGCAGCATGTCCTGCGCCTTGTTCATGGTGATAACAGATATAACCAATCTTGCCGTGTTTGATAAATCCATCATTAAGTCCGCTAGCACCGCCGCCCATTAGGCCGTGTACTCTAGTAATGCCTTGATCATAAAGATAACTTGCTATCCAATCTGCTACTCTCATATTGTTCCTTAGAGATATAAACTCATAAAGCCATCAACCTTTTCGCCGATGTAAGCAATTTGCTCAGGTGTAATAACAGGACTTGTTCCGTGGAAGAAAGTATGTGTCATTGCATGTGTGGCATTGGGAAAGTTATCCTTGGCCAGTTGTGGGTCCATCAAATGGCTGTACGCTGGTTGTAACATAATATTGCCAGCAAAGTACGGGCGAGTTTGTATAAGGTTTTCCTCCAAATAGTCTACTATATCACTGCGACTAAATGGTGCTCCCTGCCTAATTGTTAATGGGAAGGCAAACCATGATGGATCCGACTTGTCTTGCGCTCTTGGCAAGTGAAAGAATTGTTCGTACTTTTCGTAAATGGCAAATAATAAACTATAGTTTCGTCTACGTAGTGCATGAATCTCAGGTAACTTTTTAATTTGTTCAAGACCCATGGCACATTGTAGTTCGATTGGTTTTAAGTTATAGCCAATCTCATCATACACATATTTGTGATCAAAAATTTCATCGGGTAATGTAGGGATCCAGTTATTAAAACGCTTGCCGCAAGTGCCGCATTTTAATTTGTTAGCACCAGGCCCAACACAATAACAACCACGACCCCATTCACGGAAGCTACGCAGAATTACATCTGTGTTGTCATCGCTGGTAGCAACATAACCACCTTCGCCCATGGTCATGTGGTGTGCTGGATAAAAACTGCATGATGCCATTAAGCCATAACTGCCCAAAGGTTTACCGTCATATGTACTGCCCAGTGCATCACAGCAGTCTTCCAACAAAATTAAGTTATGTTTATTAACTAATTCCATCAAACGATCCATATTAGGCGGATTACCTAATACGTGTGCAAATGTAATTACACGAGCATCAGGGTTGTCTTTGATTGCTTGTTCAACTTGACTTAGATCCAAGTTCAGTGTGTCAAGTTCAATATCCACAAACACAGGAGTAAATCCTACTTGTAGTGTAGGATTAAGTGTAGTGGGAAAGCCAGCAATTGGCATGATAACTTTAGTGCCTTTGGGCAAGTTATAACCACGTTTACTGGTCAATGCTGTCATCATCAGCAAGTTACTGGAACTGCCGCTGTTGGTGACAATGCCTTTTGTTTTGCCAAACTGCTTAGGGAACCTACGTTCAAATCGCAAGCCATCATCGCCCATGGCCAACCAACCATTCAACAAGCTCTTTACACCTGCTTCATATTCGTCAGCGTCATAGTATGCGCCTGCATAGTTAACAAAGTCCTTGCCCGCTACCCAAGTTTTGTTAGCAGCCTTGGTTTCTGCGTACTCACGTACAAGTTTTAAAATTTCTTCCATAATCACCAAACAAATGTATCTTTGTAGTATTGTACTATCTCCGCCAGCTCTTTGTCAAACTCTGCTTTGGGTTCCCAACCCAATGCTTTGAGCTTGCTGTCATCAATGCTGTAGCGTTTATCCTGTCCTGGGCGTATCATATCTTTGAGATATTTGGCACAGTCCCGATCACCGTTAAACAATTCGATTAATTTTTCAACTACTCGAATGTTTTGTAGTTCTAAATTACCACTGATGTTGTAGATTTCGTTTTGAACACCTTTGTTGATAATTGTAATAACTGCCCTAGCAGTGTCTTTGGCATGCAGCCAAGTTCTAACTGGTAGTCCTCGATCATGCAAATCAATTTGACGTCCCACAGTCAAATACTTGATACTTTTTGGAATTAGTTTCTCCACATACTGCCCAATACCATAGTTGTTGGTAGGACGTACAATAACGTAGGGAAGGTCAAAAGTACGTGCCCAAGCCAGGACCAACATGTCTGCGGCTGCTTTAGTAGCACTATAAGGATTGCTTGGGCGTAATAAGTCTTCTTCTGTATGACTACCAACTAAGATATCGCCATATACTTCATCTGTGCTAAAATGTAATAGTACAGGCTTGCTGTGTTTTTTAGCATTAATCAGTTTCAACAAATGATGCACACCGTTAACATTACTGTGTACAAATTCATCACTGCTTTCAATGCTATTGTCTACGTGTGTTTCTGCGGCTGTGTTAATAATGTAGTCGCAGTCGTAAAGTCTATCTAAGTCATTGATATCTTTGTGTTCAAACTTAAAGCGATCTCCGTAAGAATTAAATTCTGCAAGGAAGTTAACGTTACTGGCATAGGTACATTTATCCACGCCAATTACATACCATCCTTCTTCTAGGCATGCACGGGTAACATTGCTGCCAATGAATCCCAAACATCCTGTTACATATACAATTTTTTTAGACATAATTTTTAATTCCTTGATCCAGTCCCACCAAAGGGATCTTTAAAGAGTGCAGTAAATTACCTGCACCTGTATAGTTTAAACCTCGGTCATTACTGACATGAATTTTAGCATCAGGTACATGCAGTTGTGCAAATTTTTTAAGTAATTCACTGAGTAATAGTTTTTTATTGTAAACACAATTAACATCTTTGCCTACAATTTTATCTGCTTCACAATAGTGTTTAACAATCAATGCAAAGTCCAATGCACTGATTGTATCAAAATACTTTTCGTCAAATGTAAGTCGTTTATTTTGTAATAACTTTTTAAACACTCTAATGTTGTGTTCTGTATTGTCAAAGCAACCAAACAATCTCAGTGTGTAGAAATTGTCTTTGGGCAAGCATAAACGGGAGATAACATTTTTAGCATATCCGTAACTGTCAATGGGTGTATTAGATAGTATTTCACTTTCAACACAATTATCCATACTGCGTCTACGATCAAACTCTGCACCACTACCTATGTTAATATAACGTGGGCATTTAGGATTGTTAAAGAAGTTTAAGAATATACCCAAGTCTGTTTGAACATTAGTATAGTTGATATCGTTAACACGGCTACCACCACCGCTGGTAACACAGTTAATAACTACATTGGGTGTGTTAAAATCTAGCCACTCAGCAACTTGCCAGTAATTGGTCAAGTCTAAAGTTTTTCGTGTTACTGGAAGGACATTATGTCCTGCGGCAGTTAAGAACTTAGTAAGATAACTGCCCAGAAAGCCATTGGCACCTAGGATTGCTATTTTCTTCATGCGCTGACAGTTACACCCAGGGCTTCGTTGACTTGTCGCATGCACTCTAACTTAGTAGGAGCATGTCTACTGGAATGCCAATGAATAACATGTGCATCTTCATACTTACAGCCGTTCCATTCGTCTTGAACTTCAACTGTAGTCCAACTTGGTAACCATTGTGCTTGATAAAACAAGTCAGGACGATGTGCATCTTCCCATGCTAGTCCTTGACTCCAGAACATGGTGTTGTGAATAATTTGTTGATTATTGTAACTGTCCATACCTTCTGTTTGATTCCACTGTGAGCGCATTTCACGTTCTACCTTCCACAGCTCTGGATCCATTGTACTAGGGTAATACTGCAAGTCGTTGTTGAACAAGTTGTCAAAAGTCTTGTTGTATTGATTAGGTTCATACCAGCTCTTAGGATCTGTCCAGTTAAACAGTCTGAATTCATTGAACTCGCCAAATATTTTAGTGGGCTTAACAAACTGTACATCAGGACCAACCCAAAGAATGTTACAGGGTTCTTTGTGCCAAAGTTCATAGACTCTATCATTGTTCAAGGGCATTGCTTGATTGATGTGTTCAATTTCCTCATCAAACAAGATATACTCCCAGTCGCCTTCTAAAAATGCGCGGACGCTGGCAAGGCTTTGCTCACACATCTGTTGATAGATGCTGTAAATATCGCCCTCGTCTTTAGTATCTTTCCAAACCCACTTGGTGCTTTTGATTCTGCGGTGAGCACACACCACATAGTTTTTTACATTAGTCATTGAATTAAATTAGTTGTTACAGTTGTATATATTCATAATTGACGCTACCGTCGTTAACTCTGAATACGTTAGCGCCGTTGCGTAAATGGAACTTTCGAGCCATCTCTGTAGGAGGACTTAGTGTAACAAATCTTTTGACATTGGGCAACTGATTTTTAATCTGTTTTAGGCCTTCTCTTATCAATTGTTGTCCAGCACCTGGCTTGTAGCTCCAAATTGTGTAGAATACCACAGTATCCGGATTGTCTGTGTTGTCCTCTAGTAGTTCTTGTTCACTGCTGGGAATAGTACTGCACAGTCGTGTGCATACCACAGCTTTGACTTCTTGATTTTCAGTCAGTGCATAGACTTGTCTGTTTGCACCAAAACGTTGTTCATGTGGAATATGAGGACGAACAGGATCGTCCTTAAGGTAAGTTGCCATTGGATCGGCTAGATCTTTAATAGTATAAATCATAATTGAGTGGCCCAGTATACCGTATTTATATTATTAAAGAATTTAAACTAGTAGTCTAGATGTTATTCCACAAACTAGTGTCAAGATTTCGCAGGCCAATGAATCTATTTGTTTGCAGTGGGTGTTCTAAGTTATAAGGGTTTTGTCTTTTGAAGCTACTACCCTTGATACGATTTAAAATCCTACTGACTTTGTCAATATCTTCTGTAGCAGGATTTAAATAATCCAAAATTTCTTGTCTGTCTCGAGGCATACCAATTTGGCAAAGTGATAACAATACAATATCAAATTCAAGGTAACTAAACCCAAATTGATCTTCATCGCCATCACTGATACCCAAACCGTCGGTGGGTTTTGCTTCCACTGTTTCCACAGGTACGCCGTATAGTTCTGCTAGTTTAGGAACTTCCCAACTCTTGTTTAGGCTTTGGATTGGTGCAAGGTCGCCAACATCACCATGTAAGGTCCAAAAGCCTGCCGCCAGCTCACTGAAGTTATCTGTACTGCCCACTAGTCCTTTAATTGCACTGGCTTCATTGTACACTGTCATCATACGTAGACGTACACGCAAATTACCTCTACGCAGTGCTTCCGATTCACTGGTAATTTTATAATCGTGGCTCTTAACATTGGCCAACAACATATCGTATGCACTGGTTAAATCTACGTGCTTGTGTGCGATGCCCAGTGCCCTGCAGGCTTCAATACCCCGTGTAGTTTCATCTGGGTTTTGATGAATGGGCATAGTAAGCCCTGTGACTTTCCAGCCTGCGGATTTAAACAATGCCGCTGTAAGTGCGCTGTCCACACCACCACTCATGCCCAGTGCCACTGATTGTATATTGTATTTCTTACCATAAGCAATTAGTCCACTGACTAGTTGTTTACCTGTGTCTTCAAGACTGGGAAGGTCTGTGTAAACACCCTTGTCAATTAGTGCATCAAACTTACTGTCAAACCACGGACTAAGTGGTTGCATTTTTTCTTGGCGGCTATATTTGAGGATTTCTTGTTTTAAAGTCATGTTAGTTGAAGGTTAATAATGTGTATTTACACTGGTATTATTGCACAAATAAGAAAACCCGTCAACCTTGCGGAGGACGGGTAGTGTTAATTTTTATTGTGTCGGGATAATAAACAAACCCCGGGAGAGCAGCCCATCCTACATTTCGCTTCCGCGGATGCTGAATTTGAACTCCCAATTACTTGGGAGGTGTAGGTCAGCAAATTAGTAAGAATAGCGATCCTTCATAACGGTCTTCAACATGATTGCTTCTGGTGTGAAGTCATCCAAGTTGCCAGAAAGAATACTTTGTGCAACTGCTGGGCTAAATCCTGAGACTAGCGCAACACCTGCCTTGTTAAACTTAACTGGTGCGTTACCGTATGCGGCGTTCAAGTTCCAGAATACTACCTTAGGTAGTTCGTAACCTGCCGCTTCGTACTTACGTGCTATCATTTCGATTGCAGAGTCATCGTGATGAACACCTGCATCAAATTGCATGTCACTGAAGATCACTAATGTACCTGGCATTTCTGCTTGTGGTACCTTGTTATCTACTGCTGTCTTAAGGATCAAATCAAACGCACGGTTCAAATCGGTGTTAGCGACTTCACCAGTGTTCATTTGGTCAATCTTTTGATTGATGTTACCCTTAAGAGTAACCAACTTTGGAGTGCGACTGAAAGTCAAGAATGTATCCTTGAACTTACCAGTGTTCTTGTCTGCAAAATACAATCCCAGGGAGATTGCAACATCCAAACAAGACAGACCACTCTTAGAGTTATGTCCACCTGCCGCACAAGTCATAGAACCTGAACTGTCAACCATTGGCAATACATCAGCACCACCGATGAAGTTTGGCAATGCATCCCATTGGGCTTGCAATGCATCCAATTCAGTCTTAGACATATCTGAACGGCTGTATCGGTTGATAGCACCCTTCAATACATCGTAAGGGAATACTGCACCAGCGTTAATTTTAACACCAGCCTCACCCTTAACCAACTTAGTTACATATTCTGCATAAGTTGTACCATGACGACCAAAAGCCTTCTTGTAACGTGCATGTGCCACGGATGGTACATGACTGTAGTTGATGTTATCCCAATTGTTGGCACACATTTGTGTTTCAACAACATTGGTCAATGCAACAAGGCTCTTACGATATTGCTTTGGGGTCATTCCAAAGAATTCACGGATTTCACGTGCAACATCGCCCTTACGTGGAGTCCACTTTGCAGCCAGGCCATTACGTTCACGAAGGGCATTGCCCAACATAACATAAGCGGCAGACTTCAAATGTTGATCCGAAAAGACAAAAATGTCATCCCAACGACCAATTTCCGGTACTCGAGCCAACAGTGCCAATGCGGCATCCTTGTCAGTCTTTTCCAAGTGCTTTAGGATAGCACGGAACAATTCACGTTCGCCAGATCCACCACGTGCATCACGTGCCCACAATGCGATACGCAAAGCTAGATCGGAGTTTTCAACATAGGCCGCAGTGAATTGCGGGACGATGTTCTTACCACGGCTTGCACCGATGTTATAAAACAGATCAACGCAGGCGTTGGCTGTTGACTTACGTGCCTTCATACCATTAGTGGTACGGGCTTCTTGGTTTGCTACTGCTTCTACAAATGTTGACATAAGTACTCCTTTCTTTGATTTATGCAACAGGATACGCTTTTTTCTCTATTTGGAAAGATTAAAGTTGCTGAAAGTATCCTTAAAAATCTATTATAACTGATTTCAGATATAATGTCAATTGGTTTTGGTTAACAGGATGAACGTGCCAATTTGTTTAGTATTCTGGTCTGGCCAATTATAGCACCCAGACCCCTATCAACGATTCACGTTGCCTATCTAGTGATTGTGTCTGCTACTAGCTACATAGTATGTCTTTCCATTCTGTCAACTATTCCATCAGTGTCTATTTCTAGAACAGTATTTCTACTGTGTGCTGCCACCACTTTCTATAGCAGAAGTTTCAGAGTATTGTTTTGATTGCTGTAATCATCCTATAACCATAGTAATTACATTTCTACGTAATCTTCTTTGCCGCATCCACATTCTGGACAGACAAAGTCGTCGGGCAAGGTTTCCCAAGCGCCTTCTAGTTCATCATTGTGTTCGTGACCACAGATCACGCATACGTGTGTTTCGCTCATTACATGTTCTCCAATACTTGCGTATATGCTTTTGCATGACGTTCTTCAACTTTCTTCAAAGCATGAAAACGTTTTTCAGCTTTGGCCAACACTGCTTTGAATTGTTCGGCATGTTCAGCACTTTCGGCTATTTGATTCCTGAACTCGTTCAAGGCAATTTGATCGCCTTCATTGTGTGCGGCATTTTCCATGCGAGGATACATCACTGTAAACTCATAAGTCTCACCTTCAATGGCTTTTTCAAGACATTCTTTGGTTGTTGGCTTGCCAATTAGCAATTCTAAATGTCCCCAAGCATGTAGGATTTCCTGATCCGCTGTATGTTCGAAGTGCTTGGCGACTTCTTCAAACCCTTCTTCACGTGCAATCTTTGCGAAATAGCGATACTTAATATGAGCCATTGACTCACCAGCAAGTGCGCTTTCGAGATTCTCCATTGTTTTTGATACTTTATCGAATGGCATTTTGTTCCTTTAATTTAATCTTCATCCCAACCCATGTGCCAAAAAATGCACCAAGTAGTGCAGGTATCAAGGTCCAATGGTCTGTGGTATAATTAATAATTGCAACACTGGCAGTGAATGTCACAACCATGCTCCACCAAGCGGCGAACCAAGGTTTGTTATTTTGAATTGACTTTACGAAATAAACGTACATCAAATCAGTAACAAACACTGCAAGAAAAGTTACAATGTATTCCATTTTAGTTTAACAGGATCGTTGCCTACTTTTTGTTTTTTTCAAGGAGACTTATCGAAACTCCTTTATCTGGTTCTATCTTCAAGTATAACCTTCAACATTCTCGGGCGAACCTCTGAACTCCAACTATACCCAATATTACCAGCAGTCCATATAATAATTTATTTTGCTGAACCGATCCTAACTTTCAATAATGTATTGTAGCATCAATTTTAATCTTTGCCTAATACTAATTTTATCAAAATACTTTGGTGGATGTTAGTGGGATCGAACCACTGACCTACACCGTGTCGAGGTGTTGCACTACCGCTGTGCTAAACATCCTGGTACCGCCTAGAAGAATCGAACTCCTATTCACGGGGTAGAAGCCCATTGTATTATCCATTATACGAAAGCGGTATTTGGTCTCGCCATCAGGAATTGAACCTGAATTTATTCTTTAGGAGAGAATCGTTCTATCCGTTGAACTATAGCGAGACTTACATTGTAGGACCGTTGCCGTTTTTGAATCCGACTTCCCCGCCTTCCTCTTTGATGCGCTTTATTACATCTTCAAACAAGATAGGACGAAAATCAGTTTGCTCAACGCAGACACAATGATACCTGTTGTCAATGCCCATGGGCTTGCCGTTAAACCCACGAATCTGTACACGATTAGCATGCAAGTGTCCGTGAATGTTAACACCAAAGCGGCCCAATGATTCTTCATGTATGGGGATGTGACTTAAGATCATTCCGTTCATTACATGATAGGCTCTCAACTCACGAAAGTGTTGTCTATACTCATCATCTCTAAAGATGTCGTGATTGCCACGGATCAAGACCTTGTCACCGTTCAAACGATGCATGATGCTCAATGCTTTGCGGTTGATAACAACATCGCCCAAATGATACACTTTATCGTTAGGACCCACAGTTTCGTTCCAACGCTTAACCATTTCCTCATCCATTTCGTCAGGATCAGTCCATGGGCGCAACTTTGTCACACCGTCATCTAACGTAAAACGACAAACACCAGCATGACCAAAGTGCGTGTCGCTGACTAAAAATACTGCTGGCATATTAAACTCCTTTTATTCTTCTACGGCACGCCTAAACAACAATTCTTGTTCTCGAAATGCCTGCACTTCCCAAGGCTTGGACAAATAAGGCACCTTCCTATTGTAGAACTTGCCTTGCCATATACAACCTCTGGGAACAAATCTTAGTTTACCTTTTGCTACCTGTGCAACATGAATCAGTTCATGTGCAAGTGTTACACCTAACTCATGCATGTTTCTTGTTGGTTTTATAACAATCAAAAAAGTGTCAATGCCCAACAAAGGAACCATTGTGCCTAAGTCTTCAAAGTCTCGGTCAAATTTAATGTGCAACAGGCGTTTGTTGTTAGTCAACTTAGTCTGCTCCAGCATAGAAGGCAGAATTGCTTCTATAAATTTGCGAGTCTTTGTGCTTCGCGTTTCTACGTAGAATTCCATTGTTAGCCTTCCACTACACGAAAGTCTAGAAAACCCCCAAGTTGATTGTTGTAATATACTTCAGCATCTTCTACTGAGTCAAAAAACTCAGCAACGGTTTCCCAACTATTGCCATCAAAAACTTCTAATAAAAACATACTAACTCCTTTTTCTTTGCATGCCATTATTATAGCAAATATCCAAATTTTGGACAAGCAGTAAAAAGTATTACTTTAGATACGCCAGATGTCCTTAAAACCTTCGTTAAAAGTAGGCTCTTCCCAGTTTTGTAGCATGTTCATTATAACGTGATACGGGATAACCTTACCCGGACGACTTGCTAATCTACGAGTCAACTCATCTGGATTGGGTGTAGCAAATACAACGGCAATGTGTTCGTAGTCCGGTAAAGCATTAAACTTGCGAGTACGACTAGCAATGGTTGTGCTGGTTTGGTCCCAAACAATATCTAACTGTAAGGCCGCGGCCATGTTTACATTCACCATCATCTGCTGGACAGCGGTGGGCATGTATTCTTCAAATACTTCACTGTATGTCTTGCCTTGATCTTTGGCATATCCTTCAACATGCTGATCTGTGGAAACATATTTGTGATCCTTTTTATCCTCACCCAACCAGTCTTGATTTCGATACCAAGTAGATTTTCCACTGCCTGGTACTCCGATAAGTTGATAACATTTTGGCATTAGATATCGCCTTCTCTTTCTCTACGTGCTTTGCGTTCAGCGGCTAAAGTAAAAACTTTTTCGTTGTCATTGGCCCATTCAATTTCTTTAGGAAGAATAATACCAAACTCAGTTGTCACACCGTTGATAGTATGCGGCTCATTGGGGTCATAGTTCCAACCTAATGTATCCATCATACGATGTTTGACCAGTAAGTTGGGACTACGGAATGACTCGGTATCGCCAAAGCCCAGCATAACACCTATTTCACAAACTGCACCACTGCGGCACACACCTGCATGACAATGAACAACGACGTTCATATGATTTGCCAATGCATGTTGCAACAGTCGAACAAGCTCTGCGGCTTGCCCATGACTGCAACGCATGGCTTCGTCTAATACTTCGTCCTTTTCCTCTACGTCCAGAAATTCAAATTGATGTACTTCTTTAAACTTGTATAGGGGTATAGGAAAGTCTCCAGGAGGATCTACAATTTGTATCAACATGGCATTTTCGCCAGGGTTGATGTGCATACCTCTTTTAATATCGCTAAGTGCTACGTTCTGTATCCATGGCATGGACGACCTCCAGTTTGTTAACAGGCACGATTCTCATGGCTGTTTCTGATCCGTCACCGTCGATAGCAGTAACTACTCTTGACTCACCTTCCCAAAGGGATGGAACAGCAGGTCCTGCGTCGAACCAAATAGTATTTGGCGGCATGTCGTAGTGCTGTTCAATTAATCTAAATTTCATGTTCGCTCCCGTTGAACTCGTCCGATACGTGACGCTTTGTTCCAATCATAAGCAATGCCGTCTGGGCACTTGCCGTTCTTAATACTATCTACACCAAATCGACCAACTACTTCAAAGCCTGCTCCTGTAATGGTTACAAACTCATTCAGTGTCTTGGCAATGTCCATTGCATTATCGAGTGATACTGCGTTATATTCTATATTTTTACCTATTACTTTATACATTCGCTTATTATACTATATTTTGGTTTATTTGTCAACTTGGTGCTCTTAACAAGAATCGAACTTGTAATTGCACTTTACCAAAGTGCTGGTATGCCATTTACCTATAAGAGCAAGTTGGTGCCACCGTAAGGAATCGAACCTCAATCCCCACGTTCGTAGCGTAGTGTATTATCCATTATACTACGGCGGCATGTTTGGTAGCACAAGCTGGACTCGAACCAGCAACACATGAATTTTCAATCCACTGCTCTACCATTGGAGCTATTGTGCCATTATTTGGGGTGTTGTGGGGAATCGAACCCTCTCGCTCTGATTCACAGTCAGATATGCGACCACTACATCAACAACACCATAAGTTTTTAGGTATATCTGTCCTCACAGCAAGTGACTGGCATATTTCATCCTTTATAATCTTTGTATTTGATGGATAGTTGTCTGAGAATACAGATATGCCTGAGTGTATGTCAAAAGTTTGCGTAATTCGTACGTTAAGGTATGCTTCTTCAATAATGTTAAGTTTACCAAAATCATAAGATATATTGTTTACAATTTTTTCAAAAATATCGTCTATTTTTTTTCGGCTATATACTGATTCCACCTTTGAAATAAACATTTCCCAAATTTCACGTAACCCAGTCAAGTCTACAGTAACAGAACATCGATCCGCTACAGATACTAAAAAATCTGACAATAGGTTTATATCATAAAACGTACTAATTTCTAAGTTTATTACATTAGATGGAGAAGTAAAATTGTAAAAATTATTAATTTGAGCAAACATACCATATTCTCGAATTTGACTGTATATCATATTTCTAAGTATGCTTCTCGGGGAGTCATTGTTATGATCAATAAACTTTAACCACGGTTGAAATTTTTTAGCACTTTTTAATTTTGCTACAGTATCAACTTCAAGTGAATGTACATCTAAACTAATGTCCCCTGCTCTTGTATGGGCATTGTAAATTATGTAATAAAGTGAATCGTGTTCAACTACAATTCTAATAATTAAATCATCTGGTTTTATTTTTTTAATTAGGATAAGTTTCTCGCGGCCTACTAATTTCTGTTGATCATCATAACTATAATGAGTAGATTGACACTGCAAAGTTGACTCAGTCAAATTTGGATCAAACACTCTGTTATGGGATGTGCCTTGATCAGTAAACGGTAGGAAGTTTTCAAATTGAGGATCTTTATATACATATTTGTTAATCAAGAACTCCAAGAAATGTCCATGACTGCCTGCGTAAAAATCAATGTAAATCATAAATTTATTTATGGTACCCTAGGAAGGACTCGAACCTTCAACAAACTCCTTTTGAGAGAGGTGCGTATGCCAATTTCGCCACTAGGGTAAATTAATCTGCTATATATTACTATGACTCAAAAAATGTTTCCCATCAAAACTGCCACAGCGTGTCAACTTAAATGGAGTCATAGTACAGTGTTTTTACCTGTATTACGAACTGCCAGTTGTCATCGTGTAAATCCCAATAAGTTTAGTTTGGAAACATTTGATTTTCATAATACCAAAGAAAAAATACTTGCTCGACAGCTGATGCTTGAAGGCAAATGGCCTGGCTATGGTTGTGAGCATTGTAAAAATATTGAAGATTCTGGTGGAGTCAGTGATAGAATGTTACACTTAGACTTTCCAGGAATCACTGCACCACCAGAATTAGACTACGATTTAACTGCTACCACTGTTACTCCTAGAATACTTGAAATTTATTTTAGTAATGTATGTAACTTGAAATGCGTTTATTGTGATTACCATTCCAGTAGTCAAATAAATTCAGAAAATGGTAAGTTTGGTCCATTTAATAAAAACGGATTGGAGTTACCAGGATATGCAAAATTCCCTGAGGAATATGCCGAAGCCACTGAAAAAATGTTTGATTGGTTAGACTCCAATGTTCATAATTTAAATAAATTATTGGTTTTGGGTGGAGAACCATTTATACAAAAAGAAACTGGGCGGTTGTTAGATTTTTTATTAAAGAAAAAATTACCTAATTTAGACTTAGTGTTGTTTAGTAATCTTACTATAGAACATGAAAAATTTAAACAACAAATAGACCAATTACAAAAAATTAAGATAAAATCAAGATTAAATCAATTGAATTTAGTTTGTAGTGTAGACTGTTGGGGCAATACTGCAGAATATGTTCGCAATGGTATAGATCTTAGTTTATTCGAAAAAAACTTTAACTATGTGTTACATAATACAGATATAACATTAAACATTAATTCAACTCTAACACCACTTACAATACCAACAATGATTGACTTAGTCAACAAAATTAATGAATGGAGCCAAGTACGTACAGTATATTGGTCATTGATGAAAGTAGGAGGTAGGCACATCACTTACCTTCATCCCACTATTTTTGGATCTAAATTATTGAATATGGGATATCAACAAGCGATTGATCAATTCAATGATTACGGTGATGTTGACAAAGCCAAATACAAAGAATACTTTGAAGGTATTGCTATGGAAATTGCTGACAGCAAACCCAACCTAGAATTACAACGTCAATTAAAAACATATCTAGTAGAACTAGATCGTCGACGTGGTACAGACTATGTTGCAGTGTTTCCTGCTATAGCAGAACTACTTAAAGATATAGAAATATAATTGGCCGGCCCTGAGGGATTCGAACCCCCAACTTCAAATTTCGAAGACTTGCACTCTATCCAATTGAGTTAAGGACCGTAAAAAGATTTTCGAGTACAAAGTATCGCGATACTTTGCCTGTCTCGAACGCAAGAGTTTATCAACCTACTAAGTCTACTGCCGTGTCACACACCAGCCAGTGTGCTAGACTATAAGGGACTCAATCACGCCGTCTAACTCGAAACTTGGTAGGGGTACTTGGAATCGAACCAAGATTAGCGAGTTCAAAGCCCGCTGTGATAAGCCATTACACTATACCCCAATATAACTTGGTGGAAGTAGCTAGATTCGAACTAGCGATAGTTACCGTATGAAGGTAGTGCATTACCACTTTGCTATACTTCCAATTTGGTAGCCAGTGATGGTTTCGAACCATCGACCCTCGCCTTATCAAGACGATGCTCTCCCCCTGAGCTAACTGGCCATATTCTTTACTGTTAGACTAACAGGTTTCCATTTGTCTAACCAATTCATATATTCTTCTGCGGCTTCCATGTCTCTAAAATACTTTGTAGGACTACCATCCTCTGCGTAATGTGAATACGTTCCATTATCAGTGTATGATGTTTTTCCTTGCTTACGCATTTCATCCAACTTGGCCCACAGTTCTTTTCTATGTTCATCAGTATGCCACCAGTCCCATTTTTCAGTGACTGCAATAGGATACTTTTTATAGAATGAAATCAAAAACTCATTTACCATATAGAAACACACTGGCTGTTGCTTGTCATTGTCTTTAACTACCTCTCGGTGGCGGTAGACCAATATGTTTTTATATGGTAGGGGCACAGAGAATCGAACTCTGATTTGCTGGTTAAAAGCCAGCTACTTTAGCCGTTAAGTTATACCCCCAAAGGTACTTGATTTTGTGCTTTACGCATAGCCTTAAATGGCTTACGATGGCTACCCGCTTTTTTGAACAATGCCAAACGCACGAAGGGGTTACGTGCGATGGCGATCGGTTTACTACGTTTCATTGCTTTCTCCTTGTTAAAAACGTATTATACAATAAATTTGAATTATTGTCAATTTGGTACCCCCGGCGGGAATCGAACCCACATGAACCAATTATCTGTTGCTTACGGGATATAAATCCGCCGTTTTACCGTTAAACTACAGGGGCAATTTTGGTTAAATACTTGATGGTGCCCTACGTAGATCGTCCTAAAGTTGAAGAGCTGTATGCTTTGTTTAGCAAAGAGCCCTACGATCCTAAACTATCTTGGGTACTACCCTCAGAATTTAAACTAGATCCATTGCTTCAATCAACAGTAAAGCAATTTGCTGAAGATGTCAAACCTGATCCCAATCCGCCGTTTATACTGGCAGGACCTGAATTCAACACTATTAGATAATTTGGCGACCAGGGAGGGAATCGAACCCCCATTAATGGTTTTGGAGACCATCGCACTGCCATTATACTACCCAGTCATTGTTTGGCGGAAGCGGTGAGATTCGAACTCACGGACCTTTTAAGGCCGTCTGTTTTCAAGACAGGTGCAATAAACCAGACTCTGCCACACTTCCATTGAAAAACTCGATTAACCATTGAGCTTGTTCCCGTGTCATAAACTTCAATGGTGTTGATCTAAACTTAACAGTAGGCACATCAGTCCAATCTGTTGTTTGTATTTCTTCCCATGTATTGATGGGAGTTGTATTTTTGTCAATTGATATAGTATAGTCACTGCTAGTATTAGTTTTAACTATACCCAGTAATTCATATTCACTGAACCATCTAGAGTCATCAAACTCTCTACATTTAGGAATTCTACTGACCCATGAGTCAAACAAATCTTCAACAATATTTTTGCATGCTAACCAATCTTTTTTAGTATAGGGCATCATCTCTGTAACAAAACTATAGGGTATAGCTCTATTGAATCCTGTTAACTGCTTAATGCCGTCTGCATATACTTTTTGGTAAGGATTCCACAATTCATCTACTCTGAAACAAGGCTTACCATCAACAAACGGAATGTAAGGTTTTATACAAAACACATCACTGTCTTGTATTAAAAAATAATCGCTGTCTATAGTATCTAATAAATGTAATTTAAATGCCTGTTGTAAATACCAACGATCACTGCTCCATGCGTGAAGTTCTTGTATACTTGCATCAGCTATGAATTTTATTTTACTGTAATCAATGTTAAAAGTTGACCACCAAAGTTTTAAAGTATCCTCGTCATACATTGACACAATTAAAGTTTGATCTATTGTAGCATTTATGTTATGGTCAAATGACAATACACAAGCCGCTTCAAACACACGGCCTTGACCTATACACATTATTCTTGTTAGCATATTTTATATTGAATGGAGCGGGATAGGAGAATCGAACTCCTAACTAAACCTTGGCAAGGTTTCGTTTGACCATTAAACTAATCCCGCATGTTGATATTTAACTTATTATTGGTGGGGCATATAGGATTCGAACCTATCTTGTCCGGGTAAGAGCCGGGTACTTCGCCTGCAAAGTTTATCCCCCAAATTTGGTGCTGGTTGTCGGACTCGAACTGACCACCTACTGCTTACAAAACAGTTGCTCTACCGGATGAGCTAAACCAGCTTATGA